CTTGCCGAAAAGATGATTAGCGGCGAGGTGGTCTGCACCTATGATGGCCCTTGGCAATCTTTGATCGACAGGAATTTTCTCTAGTTCTATCTCAACCAGCTCCGCATCTTCGACACGATTCACAGCACCACTGAAGGCTATGAACATTGGCAAAGCATTAATGTTTCTGATCCCCGCATCGCTTCTGAGTTGGATCAGTTCTATGCTCAGAATAACATTTAGTGGTCAACCAACGCTCCGACGCCTGAAGACAGGGGCATCGAGTACTCAGTTGAATTTCCAAGGGACGAATCTCTACTCCGTGAGTTAGAGACAGTTGATAAGTGCCACGCTACCCCGTTTATGAGAATCGTCATGGGTGGCCCCGTCCCTCCAGAAGATGCAAAACACCCCTACATCATCAAGAATGTAGCGTATCCGTCGGTCGCCTGCCAGACTGAATCGCAGGCTCATCAATAAGACGACATGCCCTCCTTCTCCATTTTCTCTGATTAACACATGTTCGGAATGAAGAATGGATCGAAGGCCAAAGTTTTCTAAACTCGTCTTTTGACTCCAGAGGAACTGATCGACGCTGTCTAAGAACACTTGCCTTACGAGTACACACATTACGAGTATTGCAAGAAATTTAAGTTCAAATTCTCTTTCCTCACCTCCATTCTCTAGAAGAATGGCGATCTCTTCACCTGCGACCGCTATCCGGTCCATGCTTTTTCCCCTCCAGACGGAATGTGTTTCTGGTAGTGCGTTGCTGCAGTCTGTTATCCCGAGAATCACAGACCTGAAGCCTGCGAAGAATCGTATGTCCAGGCTCTTGCTATGAGCCAAGAAGTTAACGGCGTGGCAAGTCACACCTTTAAAGTTGTCAAGACGGTTTGTCAACAGCTCGGCATCAATTTTGGCGATATGCAGGGCGTGCTAGCAGCTCTCTACAGCATGGAAGGCGATGACTTCAGGCGCGCCAAGACTGAGGACGGAACACCCTTCTTCCCTTGCGTGGCTTTAACC